TTCATTTAAAGTTTATTTTATAAATATTGCCTACTCTATGAGCTTTTCGGCTTACGCTAGAATTAAAAAACCCGACCGACGATAGTCAGCCGGGTAAAACTATAACCATGAAAACTCAATTAAACATGAGAATCGTGGAGTGTAAGGGTTCAAACCTCTTCTGTTGGCGCAATGACAACCGCTTTTATCAACTTAAGCTATATACCCCATTAAAAACAGCTCTGGGCTTCTCAGCAGAGAACTGACCAAATCACAAATATCTATATGAAAAAATAAATTATTAGTTATAATTCTTATCTTTGATCCTAACCTAAAAACTGTAATCATGTTTATCGAACTTCAAAAATTTCAAGGCGGCGACATCATTTTAAATTATCATAATGTTATTTTTATTTCGAAGGACGTCAATAGTTTTGCTGTTTTCAAAATGATTGATGGTGTCGAAATAAAAACTCAAAACACTTATGATTCAGTCTTAAAAAAATTAAGAATGGATTCTACTATTAAATAAAGCACTTTCATCTGCGCTGATTGGATTTTACTCCTTTCGTAAGTGCTTTATTTTTATTTATCCTTTCCAGAATCGATTCATAATCTTTTCTGAATTCTGCATTGTATTTAAGTTCAATCGTACAGTTTTTCAAATAAGCGTAAATGCTTCCAATAGTTAACCCGAAGTAATCAGCAATATCATTAGTTTTGATATTAAACTTATTTCTACAAATGATTACGAAAATCATTCTTCCGAACACTAATTGTTGTTTCCGAGACTGGCTTCTTAGCACTTTAGGAGTTACCCCCACCTCATCAGAAACTATTTTACAAACTTTTAAAAGAACATCTTTACTCATCTACAAATCAATACTTTGATTTAGATAACAAATATATTAATTATTTTCTTTCATACGTACATAATACGTTGGAAATTTTAATTTTTTTTTATTCTTTTTCAATTATATCAAGAACAGCCCTAGCCTCTTCCGCTGTAGAAGGTTGTTCACGCTCTTTATAAACCAATCCCAAAGAAGGTGAAGCAGCTGAAAAAGTCTTGTTTTTATGAATTGTGATAGCATTCCAGGTTTCAGGAGCGATGTTTTTCTGGTAGTTTGTACAAAAGGTTTCTCCGGACCTCTCACGGATTACTTCTTTTTCATATCCGTTTTCTTCTAAAAATTGATAGAAGTTGAAATTGTTACTTTCCATTGATTTTATTTCTAATGTTTTCAAATTGTTTCTGAATCACGATATCATAATCTCTTTCGAGAACTTTTATAAAGTTGTTTTGCTCGTCGATAATCTTATTCTGTTTAGCTATAGTTCTTTTGTAGCTTGTTATCGAGGTAATTTCGAATCCTACAAAAATAGCCACTGCAAATATTCCTATGATGATAATTTCTAATTCCATTTTTACAAAATAGTTTTTTAAGATTGGATTTGATTACAAGCTTCCGTGTAGCATGAAATAATTTTTTGTTATGTTAAATTTTAGATTTAGTTTAACAATTTGCAAACCGAAGAGAATATTTAAAGTGAGTATGATTCTTAATTAACAACAGTTTAGAATATAAAAAAATACAAGAGTAGATTTTATATAATTTAAAACCGTAACAAGATTATAAAATATAAAAAAAAAGAATTTGTTTAATACGTAAATATTTATATTTCAATCCAATACAAAGATATGTTTAGTTAAAATTATGAATTAAATTATAATTTTGTTGTTTAGATGTGTATTGTCCAATAGCAAAGGGAGTTTCATGTAGTTGTGGATAACTAATAGGTTTAAAAGTCAGTCAATTAGTGTTTACCCCTTTTAAAATCAGTCTACCTTATTTATCTTTGTGGAATAAAGGCTCAGGAAAATAAGTACTCGTAATACTTTTTACCCAAGCCCTAAGTATTAACAATTTAATCTTTATTTCATGGAACCTACAAAAACTCCAAATGAAAAAATTGTTAAAATAATTTTATGTTGTATTAACTTACTAGCCTTGATCCTAGGGATTTGTAATTCAATAAAAGAATTATTTTTTTAATTTCATCCACCTCTCTTAAGGGGTGGTTTTCTTTTTTCAAAATTAATACTTTCCTAAATAAAATATACTTTTTTGTGGATAACTTATTGTTAAAATATTGCTAAATTTAAAAGAATCATTGTATTCATAAGCTATACGGAAGTTTTGAAATATTCAAACATATTTAGGTAATATATTTGAGTGCAATGTAATCAATCCTCATATGTTTTCTCAATTAATAGTTTTAAATCGTTTTCTATCTCTAGGTAATTATCAGCTGTGTATCTCAGAATCTTCCATCCTAATTTTGTGGCGAGATTATATTTTGCGATATCTTTTGTGTAACCTGAGATTGTTGTGTGTCCTGATTTTTCGGAGAAAATCCCTTCGTACTCGATACCTAATTTCAATTCTTCAACCGCCCAATCAAACCTGAACTTTCGGACCTCATCAAATTGATATTCTTCTTTAAACTCTAATCCTGATTTTTTCAGAACCGATATGATGTGAAGTTTATACTTTCCAATTTCTTTCGGGATAATAATCTTCTTTTCTGGTTCTTTAGGAAAATCTACTTTTTTTATTCTCCCCTCTTTTTCCAATTTTTGGAGAAGTGATTTGCTCCAAGACATTATTTTTTCAGAATTTCAATTGCTTTTTCTATCTCAATTATTTCGGTTTCATACTTTCTACGAATATCAAAGCTTTCTGAAGTCGGATTTCTTTTGAAGAAATACAAAGCTTTATTCTTGATTTTTAAAACTGACTTCAAAATTTTTATAGTGTTTTCCATATCTTAAAATCTAAATCCATCATTGTCATCATCTAAATTTTCCGGAGCATCAAAAGCCTGTGCAGGTGTTGAAAATGGTAAAGGATTTTCATATCCTCCGAAATCAGTACCTGTATCAAAGAATTTTGAAATATCACCTCGGAAACTCAATCTCGATTCGAATATGCTTCCGTTTCTGAACTTCGCACACATAAACTCCGCTTCATTCTTCGTACTCGTTTCTTCTCCATCGGGATCATTATCCCAAGTATCAATTTTGTAATATTCAGGACGGAAAAGAAATCCTACAACATCAGCATCTTGTTCGATGGCCCCCGAATCTCTTAAGTCTGAAAGCTGAGGTCTTTTTCCTGGTCTTTTTTCGACTTCTCTTGAAAGCTGTGATAAAACAATCACCGGCACCTGAAGCTCTAAAGCAAGAAGCTTTAATTTTCTTGAGATAACCGATACTACCGAATTATCGCTTTTTCCTTTGCTGTCGTTAATTTCGATGAGCTGCAGGTAATCAATCACAATCATCTTCACGCCTTTCTCCTTTTTGAGCAATCTAGATTTTGCAAGGATTTGGTTTAGATTATTTGTATTTTCAACGATATGAAACGGAAGATTATCGAAGGTTGAAGTTTCATAAAGCTTTTGCATTTCCAAATCTGATAAACTCATATCCCGGAATGCATTCCCACCGATTTCGGTTTCATTACTTACCATTTTCGTGTGAAGCTGGCCTGCACTCATTTCCAACGAGAAGAAACCCACCGGATGACCTTTTTTCGCCGCGTGGAAAACATCATCCAAAACAAAGGTTGTTTTCCCCATTGCCGGTCTTCCCGCAATCACAATCATATCTCCATCTCTCCAGCCTCTTAACTTATTCTCAACAGATTTGTGTTTACTCGGAATTCCCGGAATTATTTTCAATTTCTGCTGCTCGATTAATTCCTGATGGAGTTGCAAAGAAGTTTTATCTTCCTTTTGCTGAGCTATTACCTCCTCGATTTCGTTCATTCTGCCGATATGAGCATCGATTTCCTCGAATATATCCGTTGACTCCTGGTAAAGAACATCAATGGCATGAGCACAATTAGCAATCATTTTTCGAGCGAGATACTTCTGCAAAACCATCATCAGGTGATAATCCAGGTGAGCTCCCGAACTTACTCCCATTGTCAATTCAATCACGTAGTGGTCACCTCCTGCATTACTCAGTTTTTCAGTTCTTCTCAACTCCTGGATTACTGTCATGATGTCTACCGGATAATCTTTCGATTGCAAATCGATCATAGCTTTGAAAATCGACTGATGTCTCGGATCGTAGAAAACCTCATCTTTCCCCGCAAAACGTTTTTTAATCTTCTCAATCGCTGATTTTTCAATCAAAGCGGTACCAATCACCAACCTTTCGAAATCAATTGCGTTTGGCGGCATTTTACCGTCGGAAATCGCCATTTCATGCAAAAAGTCTTTTTCTGGTTTCGTATTTTTTTTAAGTTCTGGTTGCATAGTTTTTTTTGTTGTTTAACCATTTTTTAAGCATCCCTTTCGTTTCCCAAGCGTCCATTCCCTGAAATCTCATTTTTCCATTTTGCGCTGTCATAGCGTAATGCTCGAAGAATTCTTTTTTCGTTTCTGGCTTCACCGTGCCGGATATCGCTTTTATCTCATCCCAGAACTCTTGTTTGCTCCAGTTTTTGAAATTATTGACCGGTACCGGATTTTTATTCAGCCAGAATTCAAAGTTTTTAGCCATGTCAGAATCATTTCGCCATTTATCATCTTCCCAGGAAACTTTTTTCTCAACAAATTCATCGATTTTTGATCTTAGTTGTTCATCAGAAAGCTTATGCTGCATTTTCAGCCGGTCCATTTGAATCTGTCTTTTGGTTTTTAGCAAATTTTTTAAATCAGAAATTTTTTCTTGCTCATCCGCCACTTCTTCTACTACGTCTTTTGATTCTTTTTCTAAAAGAATATCATTATCATACTCATTATCATATTCATTATCACGTTCGTTTTGCTTCGGAATTAAAGCATTTGCTTCGTTTGGTTTCTCTTGCTTCGATGCTCTTGATTTACCGCTAGTTACACCGCCTTTCTTTCCTGCTTCTGATCTTTTTTTGCAGACCTCTTCATATTTCTTCAAGTCTTTTTTTAGAACATTTTTCAATTTTTGAGCTGCGAATTGGAGTAATCTATCCTCATTTTCGAACTCTGGGTTTTCATCGTTAACGTATTGAAGCAAATGCTTAATTAGCTTCCCTGCTTCAGCATCTGTTAAAAATTCGAAGTCTTGCTTCCATTCCGCATAAAAGACAAAAGTGTTCTTATTTTCAGCCATTATTTTAAATTTATTACTGACTTATTATTTCAATTCTAGCTTATCTCCGACTTCTTTCAGTTCCTTATTTCCTACCGGAAGATCAAAGTATTTGTAATCGAATCGGTTGCCTAAATTCGCTTCAAAAACGATCTTCTGTACTTTTCCTAAACCCGTAAAATGAACCTTCTGAATTCCCTTGTATTTGTAAGGCGAAACATTGATAATTACCTCATGGTCTATTTCTAAATCTTTAACTTTCATAGATTTTCATTGTTTTTAAATGAGTTTCTTTTAAAAACTCTTTGGTGAAAATATTTGCGTGCGCTTTCTCATGGCAGGTTCTACACAGTGCGATAAGATTCTCAATTTTATCTTGCTGATCTTTTGTTTTGCTGCCGAATTCAGATCTTCGAATGATATGATAAATCTCGGTTGCTTGACAATGGCAGATTTCGCAATGGTAGAACCCCGAATGAGAAGGAAAATACTCAGTGTATACTTTCGTATGCTTTTCCATTTATCTACTGTTAACACTCGGCATAACCAGTATTCTCACATCACCTATACAAAACACACGAGGTCTATATGGTTGTCCTTTCTCGTATCTCACAATTATTTTTTCTTCTCCGATATAATATGCGGTTTGGATAACTTTATTTAAGGAATTTGGATAAAACGTTGTTTCAGCAAAGCGAACTAGTTCTCCGGATAAAAAAGGTTTACCAAAAGGAATTTGTTCAAAATCTTCTCCTGTTCCATCGCATTCTTTACAGTCCGATTCATTTCCACAACACTCACATTCTTTCGACCCCGAACCGTCACATTTTGTACACTTTTTCATACTGTTTAGATATTGCATTTCAGCAGTAAAAAACCCACTTAACATTTCATCCTTTGTTAAAGAAAATTCAGTATCACAGACATGTTTTTTATATAAACTTAGCGCATCGGGTGCTTTTTCGTGACCATCATATTTAAACCCTGTCAAATTATTTTGTACGATTATTAACGAGTGTGAGTCGGTAGCACAATAAAAAGTTTCCTGAGGAAAAGGTGTTGAAAAAGCAGGTCTTAATTCATCTTGAGCGGTAAATAAAGAAAGAGCGTAATCGTATTTATTTGGTTTCATAATTCTATTTTTAATTGTTTGTTAAATATTTTATACCTCCTTATCGTAGTAAATCATATAGAATTTACCTTTATCGTCTTGACCTTGTGAGATCATTTTTCGATCGCCGTGAACGTAGATGTGAAAATTCTTATCTAACTTGATAATAGATTTGAAATGACGTTGAGATTTTTTAACTGCAGCTGCTGAGATTGGAAATGTTTCAGAAACATTTATCTGATATTCTTGTTCGTAATCAGTCTTGAAATTGTTGAAGCTTTCGATTACATGCTCATCTTTCAAAACCTCAGCAGCGAATTCATCTAATTTGAATTCTTCTTTCTCTTTGAAGAAATTAAGAGTGTTGTTTAAGAAATCAGCCTGATCAACTTTTGAAACTTCAAACTCCTGAGGAAGTTGTTTTGTGATATAATCCTTGTAGATTGATAACGATTCCTGAGTATGGAAGTAATCATCTTCTCTTTGTCTAACTTTCAGAAAATCTTCAAACCAGTAATACATATCACCGTTTTTATTATTATCAACCACTGAAAGAACATATCCGGTTTCTTTGTCTTTATTGTAGATTAAAGCAGCTTTGTCTATTTTTGCTAAACTGATTCCCTGATCTTTCTCCAGATCCATTGTTTCATCGTGTGGGAATATTTTCAAGAAAGATTCTCTTTTTTCAGTTTTGAAGATCCCTACTCTATCAATTTCAGTTTCGTTCTCTGCTTGAAAATAAACTACAAACAATTCTCCACCTTGTACTCTTGGATTTTCCGCAGAATCAAAAAGATGTCTTCCAATATTTTTAGACTGATCTTCAAAACTCGCTTGGTATTCGAACATCTCCCTAATTGAATTGTACACGTAATTGTGTTGCAAATAAGAATCACTGTAAAACTCATAAGTTTCTTCACTTTTGAATGCGCTTAGAAAGTAGTTTTGGAGCAGTTCTGACATATTCTCATCCAATTGTAATTCTTCATTAGAAAATGATGCTGTTTCACCGTTGATTTTATTTCCTATTCTGTGTGCTATGATTTTCATTTTGTAAGTTTTAGAAAGTTGGGTTATCAATTACATCTTGTTGTAGTAACTTTTGCAACGGTGGAAGAATCTTTTCAGCAAATCTTTTGCAAGCTTGTTCGCACTTTTTAGAATACAAGATGTAGGTATTTCCTTGATACATTTTTCCTCCAAAATATTCAACATTTAGGCGGATAAGGAATTTTCTAAAATCTTCTTCTCCGGTACTTCTCCAACCGAATGAAAGATTTCCATAGTCTGTAACACTAGCAAACATACCATCTGATGTTAACACTATTTGCCCCAACCAAGAACCATCTTCAGATCTTAATGTGTAGCTTTTTGATTTTATTTCGCTCATGATTAAATTTTAAATTGTTTATAAATAAATTCGACTCTCGTGTTCTTCGATTTTGTTTTTAATTTCTTCCAGGTGGATAAGATCTTTAGGTTCCGGAAGGTAAAGTCCTAAAGTCTGAGCTGAGTAGTTTCTGAATCTCTCAGTGGCAAGCGAAAACTCTTCTGTATTTAAATTGGCTGAACTCCTCCAGTCTTCTCTTTCTTCTCCGGTAATTCGGTTGACGTGAGTCGTTTTGAAGATATCCGGATTGACTTTTTTTTTGAAGTGCTCCAGTTTAATTTCAGCGAGTGTATCTCCATATTCTAAAGCGTAATGGCTTAAAATTAAATGCAGATAATTATTCTGACTGTAGGTTCTGTTTTTCTTCTTTTCCAAAACCTCAATCTTTGCATTTTTATCGAAGAGATGTTTAATTCTCCTGATAGCTCTCTGTTTCATGGTTGGGTTGGATAAGTCGAAAATCATAGTTTTTATTTTATTTTGATCCAGTTATATTGAATCAATTCGGTAACAGATAATCCCATCCATTCAATTGCATAACCTTTACTTCTTAGAAAATCTAGACAATATCCTGAATTCAATTCGACAGCGGTACTGTGTGTTTCATCTCCTGAGTAATAATCAAAAGTCAACTGATCATCGTGGATATAAACGTTCGTTGCTGTGTGTTCGTAAAATCTTGCCATACTTCCGAGATCGTCATCTGTGATTTCTGATAAGTTTTTTAGTAACAATTGACATTCTAAAACATTTGCATTGCAAGACATTTCATTTTGTTCAAAATTTTCATCTTCTAAACTGACTATCCAGACCTGCTTACTAAAATCACCGCAAGAGAGATAAAATTGAACAACATTTCCAATTCTATTTTGGTATAACACCTTTTGGTTTAGGTGATGAGAAAAAAACTTTGCTTTATTTTCTGATGTATTTTCCATAATTAAAAAGGTGTTTTATTTATATTAATTGTCATTCCTCCGTTCGCTGTGTGAACTTCTTTTCCGGTGATTCCTGAGACTTTCTTTGCGAAGTTTATCTCATGGCTATTACTATCAGATAAGTGAATCAAAACGATGTTATTTACTTGTGAAAGATCGTTTGCGAGTAAAAAGTCCATACATGTCTCGATGCTCATGTGAGAGTTGTAAATCCTGTCTCTCAAGAACTTTTTATCTCCTAACTTTTCATTGATGATATCAGCATCGTAGTTTGCTTCGATAATGATATTATTCAAACCTTTGAAGGTGTAAGGACAATAAACCGTATCAGTTAAAAAAAGCACCGTTCCGCAATCTCTGTGATTGATTAAGAATCCGCAAGGCTCAGCAACATCATGTATCGTAGGAAAGGATATCACATTGAAGTTTCCAACTTTGAATTGTCCTTTCTGTGGAATCACAATCTGTCTTGAACTATTAGTGTTTTTTGCGGATGAATTTTGGAAAGTTCCTGCAGTAGCATAAACATTGATTCCGGATCCTAAAACTTCATTGATACTTTTTGCGTGGTCTCCGTGTTCATGGGTAACTAAGCAGCCAGAGATTTTATTCACTTTGAAATCAATCGCTTTTTTAATATCCATGATATTCACTCCGCACTCTATCAGGATAGCTTCCTCCTCATTTTCGAGGAGATAAGCATTACCGCGGCTCCCGGAGCCTATTACTTTCAGCTTCATTAGAAAGATGGTCCAGCGGGTTCTAATTCTGATTCAGCAGCTACGGTTGAAGCTTCTTCTTTCACCTCCTCATACTTCGCATCTTCGATATCGGCGAAACCAATTTCTTCTTTATTAGCATTCTCTTTAATATCCTGCTTTACATCTTCTGAAACTCTATCTTCCGCAACTTGTCTATCTTCATTTTCATAAAGAACAGCATCATCAGAACCTCTTACTAATAATTTACATGCTCTGTTGATTACGGTTTTCATGGCCATCTGATCAGGAAAGTTTTTGTGTGCAGGTGAGTTCCCTTTCATTGCACCTTGATTCCAAGAATCTCTAATTTGAGCCATACTCATAATTTCAACATCCTTTGTTCCATCAGCCATATCAAGAATTGCATATGCACCTACAACATCTTTACTTCCTAAGCTTTCAAGAGTTTGCTTATGGCGAATAATTTTTGATTTCCCTGTCTCCGGATTTACTTCGAATTCAAATTCGTCTTGTTTGAAGATTGCTTTTGCTTTGATATCTTTCAATCCTCCGAATCTTTTTGCCAAAACGATATTTCCGGTATATTCGATTGAGCAATCAAGTTTATCACCGTACGGGATGAAATCACATTGCTTTTTCATTGGAGATAAACCCCATACTACCATTTTTAAAAGAGCATTTGCAATTGATTCTTTCGTACAAACTTCAAGAACCATTTTTCCTTGGCTGTTTTTTTGCTCGCTTAATAATAGATAAGCTGATTTTAGAGCGTTTTCAGGTGAGTAGTTTTCAGGGATTCTTAATTCTCCGGCAGCTTGAAAAGCATCTACTTTTGCCAATACCTGAGCTGAAATATCCTTTTTTACGTTTGCTAATTGTGTGTTGTTTTCTGTTGACATTTTATTATAGTTTTAAAGATTATGCTATTCTTAATTTTTTATCTTCCGGTGATACGAAAAGGTTTATGATTTGTGAAGGACTGTCGATAAGCTTTACAACTGATTCTCTGTTGTCGATGATTATCGGAGCAGACACATTGTAGAACTCGCACAAGGATTTTATAATATCAATACCTGCATTGATTTTAGAAGCGGTGTTTGTGTCAGTGAAAGGCACTCCATTGATAAGAGCATCACAGCATTCTTCTACACCTCCATTGATTTGAGTTTTAAACAATCTGAATTTTACGAATGAGAATTTCTCGTTAATTCTATCTTCGATTGTATCGATCTTCAACTTGATGAAGTTTTCGATTACATACTGAGTTTTTTCAACATCAGCAATCGACTGAGCAAGCATAGATTCTTCTTTTTGTAATTCAGCGATACGAACGTCTGCGGCTTTTATCTGATCATTAGCTTTTAAAGAATCTCTTATAACTTGAATTTCAGAATTGATAGTTTGTTTTTGAGTTCGTAGATCATTGTTTGCGTTTGCATCAGGAAGTTCAAAAACCTTAGCTTCTAATGTTGCTATTTGAGATTTTAAAGTTGGTAACTCAGTATTTTCAGAAGTGTATTTTTCGATTAAGCCTTCTACGGAAACTTTAGTTTCGGAATTAGTAATCGCAGATTCATAATCACTTTCCAATGCAGTGATATATTCTTTTACAGAAGAAATAAAGCTTTCGCCGCTTTCTATTCTTAAATTAACTTCTGATAATTCAGCAACCGCATTATTTTTCTTTTCAGAAATAGCTTTTCCATCTGCATTAATACCATCAAGAATACTTTTCTTGTTTGCGTTAAATTTGGTCTGTAGTTCAGATTTCTGATTTTCTATCGTCGACGCATCAAGCGCTCTCTCACAGCATGGGCAAACTGCATTATCTTCTGAGAAAATAAAATTCTTAGCGTTTTCAACTTCCCACAACTCTCTTTTCTCTTTGATAGATTTTTCATAATTAGATATGTTGTTTTCTAGGGTTGATTTTTCTGATTTTAATCTTACGATCTTTTGTTCTGCAGGTTGAAGCTCATTCGATTTTTTATCATTGATCTGCTTTAGAATATGATCTGCTTTAGAATCTCCGGAATTAGCTTCGTTTTTAGCTCTTTCAGCTATTTCAAAAACAATTGTATTTACTTTTCGTGCAAGTTTGAAAATATCATCCTGATTAGCATTTCTTTGATTAATAACCTCATCAAATGCTTTAGATTTATCAAGTAATTGATTCTCGATGTTTTCAATCTGCGATTCTTTTGCTTTAATTGCAGTGTTTATTTCTACGGCATTTACTGCGTCGGGCTTACTTCTTTCAACCTCATCGATTCTCGTAGGAATCATTTTAATATCATCCTTCGCTTTTTTGATAGTTGCGGCAATCTGCTTTTTATATTCCTCTAATGATTTATTCGTCAATTGAGCAACTAAAGCGATGTATTCTTCATTTCCTGCAGCTAGATCAGCATCTGAAACCTCACCTGCAATTTTCACCAAAACATCTCTTCTATCCTGCCATTTCAAAGAATTAAACGCAGATGGCGATGTGATAAGTTTAAAAACTTTTTCATCGATGATTTCGCCTACTTTCTCATTATATTGCTTCTGAGACATCGGAACATCATTCCAGTAATAAAGAGTTTCATTACCTGAAAATTCTGATTCTAAAGCTCCTTTAGTTTTTACCCACTTTTCACGGAAAACTCTTTTTAATCTTACCGGTTCAGAGTTTACAAGGAAATCACCTTCCACTTCATGGTCTATTTTCGGGATCACATTGTTATCTGAATCCAGAGTTTTCAATTCGAAATCTTTTCTGTCTGTCGAATCCTTTCCGAATAAAAGCCATAAAATACTATCGAAAATTGTGGTTTTCCCGGTACCATTATCACCGAAGATATTCGTGTTGTTGTCGAAATCAATACTCAGATTTCTAAGACCCTTGAAGTTTAATACGGATAATCTTTTTAATTGTACATTGTTCATCTTTATAGTTTTAAAATTGTTTTTTTATTTCTTGATACTTTTGATTTGCATCTTCTTCGGTCTCGAATTGTGCTACGGAAACAAAAGGTTTAAATCGTTTATCACTTCCTTTATTTTCTATTCTCACGACCCATTTTTTGGAAACTTCGCTTAGGAAAACACCTTCTTTTTCCGGAAACTTTTCAGAAGTAAATCGTCTGAAGCTTTTCCCGTGGTTTAAACCTGCCATGATCAAAGTTTTTCATTTTGCAAATCCTTAATCTCTTTGATAAACTCATTTACAGCGGTTAATTCTGCGTGAGTTAAAGTGTCATACCCTATTCGCTTCGCATTGACGAACCATATTCCTCCGATGTTTTCAATTCTGATGTTCATGGCCGTACTTTATGAAGTTGGAAAATTCTTTGTGATAGATTCTCAGAAATCCTACAACCACATATATACAAGCCGGAAGAAAAAAAACCGTGATATTTTGATTTTCAGAACAGGCTAATACATAGACTGTATTGAGAACAAGAAGGAAGTTTAAAAAGTTTTTCATTTGATTGAGTTTTAAGTTTGTTTTGGTGCTTTATCCCATCCCCGGCGTTTTGCCGCTTGTGCTAATAAAAGCTGAACACTTGGAGAAAGTTCTTGCGCGGCATCCACTCCGCTATTCTCTTGTGCTATTTGTTTTTCCAGTAGTTCAATTCGTTCCCAGACTTCAGCGTTGGCTTTCTTTTGTTGATCTTCTACTCTCCATTGCTTTACCCTAAGTGCGTGAACTGCTTTCTCCAGTGTTCTGCTCATGATATTTTATTTTCTGATGGAAATTTTCTGTGATATTCTTGCTCGATTGCGTGATAGTTCGTTGCTTTCAGCGTATAAGCGTTATAAAGTGTTCTATCAGCGGTTTCTTTGTCTGTCGTTTCCTTCATGCAGAAGAGAAAAGAATCAAAGACAAATTGCTTTTCAAAACCTCCCATT